TTAGTACTTTCATTATAATGCTGTTAAATAAGTGTTTATTAAATTATAATAATCTGTTTTTTGTTGTGTACTTAAACTTGCTCCTGCTCCACAAAAAGGCACTTGCCCATTCCCAAAAAAAGCTCCGCCTTGTCGTGTAAATAATCTAAAATTTACATTAGGCAATAAAACACTTGCTGCGCCTATGTGTCCTAAATCAATGTTGTTTTTAAATGTTTTCCAACCTGCATCTAATGCCGATGTTCGCTCATTCATAAACCAACCATTTTGCTGTCCGCTTGCTATTGCCGGTAATCTACCAATAACACCTGAATCATAAACAATTATTCTTGTATTTGGATTGTCGTTACTTATTTCACAATAGGCAGCACCAAAAGCACTCAATAATACTCCTTGTTGGGCTGTTGCGTTTAAATTCCAAGCTTCATAAGCATGATTATTTAAAGTAAATTGGACTCCTTGTGTTGCAGGATTATAATTCCAATCAACATAGGAACTTGAACCATTGCCAGAATAGCCCAAATTACTTGTCCATGTTGGTGAACTTACTAAAGTTTTTTGATGAACAAGGGGATTTTTCCAATTTAATGTTCCAAATTCTTTGCTTCCATTATTTGCAGGGCTATAAATTACATCACGCAAATCCCAAACACCACTTGTTTTTAAATCTAAAACAAGTTTGTTCTGTACTATTTGTTGTGCTGCACTTGGTAACGTATATCCTAATGCAGTTGCACGTGCTAAAATAGCAGTGTATTCAGCACTAAATCCGCCTGCATGAACAAATGGTAAACCTATCGCTATCGTTGGGAAATTAGCCATTATTGATACTCGATTACTGAACCACTTGACAATGTATAAGCAGTTATATTAAAGTTAGGATTACTCGGTAAATATGTTCCTGCTTTAATCGTAACACCTGTCAAATTTTTTAAAGTCATTTGATTAACTCCATTAATTGCAAATGCTGTGAAAACGCAATCAGTCATTACAACTATGCTCTCTACTGCTAATCCTGTTCTTGCGGATGTTCCTGCGTTCACGTAGAACCCACCCATTCCGCTAATCTTTTCTAATGCTGTACTCATAATATTATATATAAATTTTTGTTTAAATTGTTGGTACTTGACATCTGTCGTTTAATTCCATTAAGTCAAGTGCTATGTCTAATTTCCATCCATTCACTACATCGGGAAAGCCTTCACGAACTTGTCCGAAGTTTACATCATACCTCACATTGAAATAATCTTGATAAATTGGGTCGTTCAATTCTGCAATTAAATCCCTGCCTATGCTTAACGTATCGCTCAATACATCTATCTCATTACTATTGTCTGCTCGTTGAATATCTAAAACATATAATGACAAATTCATTGTAAACATTCGCTCACTCATTTGGCTATCGTTTATATCACACCAAACCATCGTATATTGTTCCTGCTCACTTGCACTTATATCTGTTATAGAACCAAAAACAAAACTATTTATTTGCAGATGATTGTTGCAAATTGTTCTTATTATATTTAGTACTTGGTTTAGTGTTATGAACTTCATTTTGTTGTTTGATAAATGCTTGTAATTTCTCGATGTTTGTCTTATTGATTCCTTTGTTCATTAGCAGAATGTGCAACCTCTGCCAGTTACACTTGGACTTGTTTCTAAATCTGTAAAATTGTATTGACCTTTGCAACAGCTATTGTCATCTAATAACATACCACTTGTGTAATTAGATTGCTTTGCATAGATGGTAGCTAAATCCGAATTCGGTTGGTTTAAAAACAAAGGATAAGTTGTATCATTCGCATATAAATACTTGGTTAATCTTTCCGCATACCACTCGGCTTTATTCTTTGCCCTATCCATAACCATCGTTAGTTCATCAATGCTTGCAGGCTGCATATTATCTGCATTCTGCACCCCTACCGCCTTGTTGAAATACTTGTAATTAATATTCAAAGGCAGTTCATATCTAACATACCAAATCATTGCAGGTGTGATGTATGTATCAAGTAATAATTTGTATGAATTACTCAATGTTCCTGCTATAATCTTTGTCACAAAATCATTATACAATGCTGTTCCTAATATCGGTAAAATATAAAAGGATTGAACATCAATTATCGTTGGTGTCACTACCTTCATATCTACATTATCTTGCAAGATTGATTCTTGTTTCAATGTTGCTTCGCTTAAAAAAATTGCTTTTGCCATTATCTTATTTTCTTAACTAATTCTTGAACGAATATATGCCTACAAAAAGGCAAGTTTACATCTTGTTTTGGGTCATGATACCATCCACCCCTGCGCTTGAAAGCATCATAGTTAGGTATTCCATATATTGCCCCTAATTCTTGACCAATTTTATCAATGTCATCCTTTGAAAAATAACGTGGATTTGCCATCATTGATTCGCAGAAAGGTCTACTTGTTCCACCTTTAACTAATGCAGGCGCATCGGGTCTTAAAACGTATCTATAACGTATGTATAATTCTTGAAAACTTGGTACTACTTTTCTTGCGCCCGACCTTGTTAAACTTATCTTTCCTTCACTATCTAAATCAATCAAACCTTCATCGCCTAATGCTGTCAAACTTTCAATGATTGAGGTCTTATCTGTCTTTAAAATCTTAGTTAAATCTTCAATGGTTATATTAGGTGTTTTTTGAACTAAATCTAACACTCCATTATCTTGTTTAGTCAATGCAAATTGCTGCGTACTAAACATAAATTTTTTATGCTTTATACTTACAAAATTCTCAATAGGTTCTCCATATTTTGAAAAGATACTAAAGTCCAAATCATCATCTGCTATTGAATCATGTGAACACTTAGAAAATTGTGCAGGACTATCTGTTGGTAGTATTGCATCGGCTGCTAATGGTGGCTTATTAACTATATTTCTAATCTCATCTTGACTTAATGAAGCTAATACCTTATTTGCAACAAGTGGACTTAATGAATTTAAAGCATCGCTAATAGTTGAATTAACATTAGTTTGAATGTCTAATGGTTTGCGACCTATAATTTCTCGCATCTCATCCTTAGTTAGAATGGTCATTAAAGTTTGTTCGCTAAAACTTGGCATGATTGGTTCTAATGCTTTTATTTTTAGCTTTCCTTTAACCGGTGCGAATAGATTATAAATTTCTTCTTGTACTCTTTGCTTTGGATTAACGTATGTGTTAGCAAATAGATTGTAAGCACTCACTAATTCATTTGCATTATTTCCTAATCCTGCATTTTCTCTTATTCCAAATAAAAGTGGAGATGTAATTTTATGCCCGGTAAATATTTCTTGTTGTATCGTATCATTTAACGCTTCGTACTCTATTCGGGTCATCTACGAAATCAATTACTATACTACCTGCATTGTCTGTTGGTGTGAACTTAGCTTTTAACTTTCGTTCTGTTGACTTCATTTCTTCATCTGAAGGTACACCATTCTTGAACACAATCATTTTAGAACCTTTGAAACTATTTTGTATTTCGGCTCTATGAAAATTTGCTATTTCAGCATCAGTAATAATTGCAGGAATTGCACCAATGTATTCGGGTAATGTATAAGTATTGATGTTAGGTCTATACGATTTGTAATAGTATATACTTTCACTTGGTAGCTTCTTTAAACTTGGGTCGAATGGTGGTAAGGTCTTATATTCATCTTCTTTGATGTTTGTGTTTTCGCCACCTTCACTATTTAACCATTTATCACTTATATAAAATTCGCTGTTATCTTCTGTGCTTCTTACATCACAATAATTAACGTGATAAATTTCTGAAATTCCACCTTTTTTGTCGCTAACAACTTTTAAATAACAACCTCCAAATATTTCACAATCTAAGTCTGTTTTATTAAGTAAGTCTTTTAGTGTTTCGTAAGGATTAGGTGTATCAATAAATGCTTTTAATGCAACTACTTCTTCTCCTTCCATTCCTAACTCATCAAACATCCAACCTTGACCAGTTATGTATTGCTGCTTGCTTGTTAATATTGCGTTATGCTTTGCGCTGCGATTAAATAAAGTTAGTAGAAAGTTAGGATAGTTATTATTCTCTCCATACTTTACATACTTTAATTTCTGCGAAGACTTAGGCTCAACAAATGTCGGTACTTTATCATTCGTAAATTTAAGCACCATTACACTCGGATTATATTCTTTTTTATCTGTCATTTATTGTGGTGTGTAAACGTAAGTTGTCGAATCAGTCGGGTTATATTCT